TTTTGTTGACGCTCGCTTTGTGGGGAGCTTCAATCACTCAATTAAAAGAAGCTTCTGACAAAATCATTTATCAGAACAAGCGACCTCGCGAAATGCAAGAGGAATACGGAATACAAATTCCGAACCTAAATCACGTCGATCTATACGAAGTTGCGCCGCTAGATGCATCGCTAAAACTTTATGGCGGTCGATTGCATTGCAAAACAATGCGCGACTTACCTTACGATCCTGAAACCGTATTAGATCGCGAACAAGCGGACAACGTAATAGAGTATTGCTGTAACGATCTTGAACAAACGAAACTTTTACTTATCGAACTGTTCCCACATATCGAGTTGCGGCAAGATTTAGGTCGAGAATACGGCCGAGACTTCCGCAGTCTTTCTGACGCGCAAGTTGCCGAAGCGATCATTAATGGCGAGCTTCAGAAAGTTACCGGACAATACCCAAGACGGCCGCAGACGGTTGAACCGATTTGCCGCTATCGAGTGCCTAAATATTTAAAATACCAAACGGATCAATTGAAGGTCGCGCTTTGGAAAGTTGAAGAAGCTAAATTTACCGTTGAGGAAAACGGTAGCGTTTCAATGCCGGACGATATCAAAGCTATACGGCTTTCAATAGGCAAGACGATTTACAAAATGGGCATTGGCGGGTTGCACTCGCAAGAGGTTTCAATCTGTCACAAGGCGGACGAAAATACGCTTTTGATTGACAGAGACGTTAGGAGCTATTATCCGGAAATTATTTTGAATCAGGGTTTATTTCCAAAGCATCTAGGCACAACGTTTTTATACGTATACAAAACGATTGTTGATAAGCGACTCGCGGCTAAGAAAGCAGGCAACAAGAAAGTAAGTGAAGGTTTGAAGATCGCTATTAATGGAATTTTCGGCAAGCTTGGCAATCAATACAGTTCGGTTTACTCGCCTGACTTAATGTTGCAAGTGACGCTTACCGGACAGTTAACGTTGTTGCTTCTAATCGAAGCTATCGAGCTTGCAGGAATTCCAGTAGTCAGCGGCAATACGGACGGCATTGTAATTAAATGCCCGAAACAGGACTATGAAAAACTTAGTGCGATCATTGCTGATTGGGAATCTAGAACTAGCTTTGTTACTGAAGAAACTATATATAAAGCGATCTACAGCCGAGACGTTAACAACTACATTGCAGTTAAAGAAAAAAGCGATCCGACAGGCAAACTCTTATCAGACCGAATTGGCTGTAAAGTTAAAGGCGTATATTCCGAAGTCGGAAGCGCGCAAAACTCCGTACTATCAAAAAATCCGGAAACGCTCATTTGCTCGGACGCGGCGCAAGCGTTGATAACCAACGGAACGCCGTTAGCTGATACGATTAAAGGCTGTAAGGATATTCGCCGCTTCGTTGCCGTGCGAACTGTCAAAGGCGGCGCGCTCAAAGACGGAATTTATTTAGGCAAGGCGGTTCGCTGGTATTACGCGAAAAATGAGCGCGGCTGCATCGAATACAAGCTAAGCGGCAATAAGGTTGCAAAGACTGACAACGCTAAGCCGCTAATGGTTTTGCCTGACGTATTGCCAGAAGACATAGACTATGCTTATTACGAAAACGTAGCGAAAGAAATGCTTTTTGACGTAGGTTATTACGTGCGTCCACATACACTGAATTTTGGGTTTTAGAAACGCTAATCCGGACCAGTAAACGTTATATTGTACGTATCTCCGATATCTGCGACCGTCCACAAATCGATTACGGTATTCAGAATATAGCCGCCAAAGCCAGTATTATACGTTGGCAAGGCCGCGATAAAGCTTCCGCCGCTATGTTCGATCTCGACGTTTTCATAGCCGAGCGTTCGAATATCAATGTCAGACCAAATTTCGAACTGTTCGAAAGTTCCAACAGTATCAAACCTAGTTAGCGCGTTACCTTCAATTTCAAATGGATCGGGTACAACGTTGCCGAACGGTACGGCTTCGGAATCCGCACCGCCGCCGTATATGTTTGCCGTAGAAGGCCGCAACGCAACGGTTATAGCAACCGTCATCGGCTCGATATCGTCGTCTCCGCCGTCACCAGCGCCGGGCGTATAAGGCGGAGTTGTCGGACTTGGAACAAAGCCACCGCCACCACCGTAGCCGCCTTCGCCAATTACGTCGTCAATAAAATCTTCATCATTCTGATAATAACGCGCATCGTAATTGATCGCGGTTACGGTAGAAATCATTTTATCTACCGGCTCTTTTTCGGTTACTAAGAATGCCAATTGCTGCGTTTCTTCGTCGCCAACTAAAATAAAAGTAGTTCGTGCATATGCTTCCTTGTCTGTCACTAACGTTTGCGAAGGCGCGTCGTCTAGAATGATTTGGTTCGGGTCTGTTCCAGCGATGCAACTAATCGTCTCAACTGAACCGTCAACATGCTGCAAAAAGACGCTGTAAGTATCGTAAACGGTTAAGTCAACCTCTTGCGATAGCGTTAGCTCTAACGCATCGATAGCCGTAACCTCGCCGTCTTGTGCGCCTTGCCGCGTGCTATCGGTGACTAAGATACGATCATTGCGCAACAGCAAATCGGCTTCTTGCGTCGCGTCGAAACGCACGCCAACGTTCTGATAACGTATTTTATTCCAAGCGCGCCACGCTAAAAAATAGGCTTGCAAATGATTCCGAACGCCAATACTTTCAATCTTCTTAGGATTGATAGATGGATATGATTCAGGCAAGAAAACACTAATGATTGAATCGTCAACAGGATCGACGTAAGTAAATTGAACGCCGTCGTTATCGTTAGAGAAGCCGAAATTAAATTCTCTAGCTTCGGAACGCGGAATTTTATTGCGATGGTTGAACAACAACGTCGAGTCTTCCGTTTCTTCTTCGAATGAAAGCTTAATCACACTGCCGCGACGATATGCAACGCAATGTAAAGCAAGCGCTACTAGCGTCGCTGTTTCTTCAAACGAAAGATTATCATTATCAAATGTATAGCAGAACTGGCTAGGGAAAATATGACCGAAATATGTTTCTACTTGTTCAACTGTATTATAAATATTGCTTACATCGATTTCAGCAATTGACCGATTGCCTATATACAAGTCTCGACAAATAGCACAGAAAATATCAGCAGCGTTCAATGTGGGCACTAAAACCGTATCTGTGAATTCGGACGTTTCGCCAACGCGAGCCGGTAACTTGCGAGTCGCAAGCATCGTTAGCTTGCGCTCTTTGACAGCTAGGGCGCTTGCAGTCGCATACGTCTTTGAATGAACGGTTGTAACGTTACCAAAATGTAAATCCGAAACAGGTGCAACCGAATAAACGTCACGCCATCGAACTTCGTCGATAACCTGACCTTCAAAAGTACTGTCGGCTTCGGTTATTCGGCTTGCTCTAATGCTAAAGCGTCCGACAAAGCCAACGAAGGATTGATATAACGTATATGCGACGGTTTCTTTAAGAGTCGCCGAACCGTTTAATATTACCGATACTGTTTCTGGTGCTCCCCTAGCAGTATCAGTTTCGTCAATAGGCGTAACCTCAACCATTACTTCAATGCTTGCAGCGATTTGGTCTGTTCCGTCGTCTTTATAAAGCCCGTTGGAGGCTACAAAATTAGCATAAAGCGCAATCGACTCTTCTTCGTCTAAAACGAAAGGACCGATCCAGCGTTGCCCTGATACCGATAAGGTAGGACTCAAAGGCGGCGAAGAGTCGCCGGGAATTGTATCTAGAATATTCCAATCCGAATTTACCGAAGCCGGGTCGTCTAGAATTATAGTGTCCGGAGTAACAGCAACAATAGTGTATGAGCCGTCCAAATCGAATGAAGGTATAGGCGTGTCATGTCCTAACGCAATTCCCATTCGGTTAGCGTTTGTTCCAACACCGTAAATAGTTATTCCGTAACTATACAAATCCCAATTGGAATTTACCGAAGCAGGATCGTCTAGCAGTATACTAAAGACCGGAGCGCCATTAGCTCCTACATAGACAGCGACAGCGGCTATTGTATAAACTCCAGATAAATTAGCATTCGCTCCGGTAACGTGAACGGTTTCACTCCATTCTTCTAATACAACGCTACTAACATGATAGTCACTAACTGCCGGATCAACGGCTTGAGTTAGCGTTATAGTGTTGCCAACTTCCATTCCGGCAGGCGGCGTTATCGGCGAACCTGGGGGATAAGCGAAAGTTATAAACCCGCCAACAACAAAAGCAGGGTCCATACTCGGAATTCCAGGCGGAAACTCTGACAACGTTCCAACAATGTTAGTATAGGAACCAAGCAAAGATGCGCTAACTTCGGCTTGTGCTGCGCCGGTTATAGTCAGCAAATCACCTTCGGCAAATTGCGAAGAAAATGCTTGAATGTCGCCAGAAGAAACCGAATATTGAATTGAACCGGGATACCTAAAAATCATGTTCGCAATGCCGGTTATCGACGCGGCATTAGGCGGGCGCAAGACTTGACCGTTAACGCTGTTAGATCGCTTCGTGGCAAGAACGCGCGAATTTATAGCACTACCAATTCTAATTTGCGGAACGTCACCAGAATTAGGCGAAGTGAACGGTTCGTAAATCTCAATCGAAGTACCGGGAATATTAGCGCAAAGGGTTTCGCCGTCTCTGACTTCTTCTATTTCATAGAAGCCACGACCAACACACATATAGGCATATTCAACTTCGCGATTCGCTTCGAATATCTTGTAAGGTGCTGAAATCAAATCCGGCGTCGCTTTAACTTGGCCGAATATATCAGGGATTCTGCCGTTGATTCGAGCGCGATTACTACGATCCGAAAGTTCGTTGTTCGGCGAGGCTGTTTGTTGATTACGCGCGACTACTGGAGTAGGTAAAGACGGAATAGTCGGCGAGCTAAGAGCAACCGCAGCAACGGCAAACAAAATTGCGCCGACAATAATTAATGCCGGACCTTCAGGATAGACGACAACGAAGAACGGACCAGGCATAGCCTTTAGCCGCTCACAGTCATCTTCACTGCCTGGTGTTACGTCGTTTTCTTTCGAAATGACTTTGTGATAGATGCGCGCTGTTTCAGGAAACGTCGTCCATTGATTTCGCAACAGTTCGAACAGATCAGGAACTTCGTAGTTCTTCCAACTGGAACGATCCGCCAAACTCGGTACTATTACTACACGCACAAAAAGAACCGTATTTTAGAGTATCCCAAAGAAGCAACTTCTATCGGCATAAATTGCACGCCAGTTTCAACCAAATGAAGAACGCGGTTCTTTCGCCAAATGCCCACATGTGCGAAACCGGGACGCTGCATTAGAACCAGGCAAAGCGGTTCGGGCTTCTTCAGCAAGCGTATACGTCGCGCATTGCTCAAGTCTACCTGTCGTTTTGAAGGCGCGCACAAAAACCCGTGCAACGCTT